GATCGGCAGGTTTCAAATACTTCTTAGGGATTTTATCAATATCAACATCTACCACCACACTTACAGGATTGTTTTGAATATTGAAAGAGAAGAGTGGTGTCTTAATTTTTGTCTTATCCATCAATTCCATAGCGCCTTGAAGAGATTTCTTCATACGGTCAGCTTTATGTTTAAAAACCTTTCCTTTTTCTGCAAATCGTTTAGATTCAGTATCACAAGCTTCAGCATCGTGTTCAAGCTGTCTAATTAATTTTGCATAACCATCTGCTTTATCCTCAATAGCACCATCAAGTCCCTCAAGTGTATCTATAAAAACTTCCTCTTCGATATCTGGGTCTTCAGCCATTTCCATAAGCATCAGCCAGTCATTTGTAAGTTCGTACAATGTAGCCATTAAACATCACCTTCTTTCAATGTAGCTTCGTCTGCAATCTCTTTTACCTTAGGATCAAGATAAATATATACTTCCTTTTCAAGTTCAGATACTCTTTCATCTAGATTGAAGAGTTTAAAACCATACACCAGATTAGCGACAAAAAGTACGAATATCATAATAACCTTAATAATCATTTTAATCTCCTTATTCAATAATAATATGTTTATCTGGATGTTCCATTATATCTTTAATTATATCTTCTTGACGAATACGAGTACAATCATATATCTTCAGCCAAGTGATAGTTTCTTTAAACTTTGTTTTCGCCTTACGCCGATTCGGTGCCAGTACATAATAGACTGGTTTATTTTCATTGTTTGGTCGGTAATCAGCTGTAATCGCAAAGAGGCATTGATCTTCATATTTAGCCATTTAAATATCCTCGTTAATAATATTCATCTGACACGATTTCATTGTCATTAATGCCGCTTTATGTGCTTCTGGAGTAGTACCTGCACAACACGATGCATCAATAGTAATTTCAGCTTCAGGAAATGCCTGACGAATTGCAAACGCATTAGAGACCACGCAAATATCTGTACAAAGACCTACAAATTCAAATTCGAAATTTTCACCTTGATCATTCATTGAAAAGTATTCTTGATAATACCCCTCAATAAATTCTAAAATTAATCCTTTAATATTATCTTCAAGGGCAAAATTATTTTTCTCTCTACAAATAGCCTGACGGCTATCTATTGTTTCAAAAAGAGCATCAACAACATCATCAGATATAGCCCATCCCCAAGTATTATCTATACAATGAGGTACTGGCAAATAACGACCTTCTCTATGATTCATATAACCATCATAATGAACATCCTGTGTCATAATTACTAAATCGTAATTTTTATCTTTAATCTTCTCAACAACCTTTGGCACAATCGCCTGTGCTTCTGAAGTACCAAGAACGCCACTGATAAAATCATTTTGCATATCAATTATCATTAGAATTTTCTTTCTTTCGCTCATATTTAATTAAACCTCGTTAAGCAATAATTGCTTGTTTCCAGACATACCCACCACAAGTATTTCGTGTTCCTTGCACACAAGATCTTATATTAGTCCATGTGCGATTCACAGCCTCTGCCGCGTGTTTATAACTATCATAACCACTAATAAAATCACCATCTACTGTCATTTGTATAACAGCAACACTTTTATAATGAGGACGAATTGGCACATCAATATGCGAAACCGGTTTTCCCTTAGTCCATCTATATTGTCCACATGTTAATCCAAAATTGTTTAAAGCCCTACGAATATTATTTTTATTTATGATTTTATTCCCACACCCCGCCTTTTCTAAATATAAAGCGGCTTCTGTAATTGTACTAAATGATTTCAAATAATCCCCAGATAAAGAATACGCATTCACAGCTACCTTTTTACCATTAAATTTTTTTAATTTTCTAGGGGGCTTTTTTTCTTTAGTAAAAATATACCCGATTCGTGTACTTCTCTGTTCTCTTATAGCGTCTAATATATAACCACGCTTTTTGTTATATTCTCTACAAACATCGTCAATGCTATTAAATTCTTTAATAAAAGCCCCTGTAATATTGTTCCAAACATATACTTTACCTTTATAAGTATATTGCCCAAAATTCATTTCTGACAACCAATTAGGGTCTATGCTCTTGTTCTTTGTTTCATTATGGTATTTAAAAATATAATGATTAGCTGAATATTTGACCCCTTTACATATCTTAGAAATATTAGGAACATTAACATTTGTTCTAACAGCTGCTTCTGTCATAGTAGGCGTTGTATATAAATAAGAACCACTAATATCAAAAACATCAATGGCTTTCCATTGAGGTTTATTGGAGAGTCGTATTTTATCAATTGTCTGTTTTGTATGATGATAAGTTCCTGGTTCTTTAGTACAACCACCATCATCTCGATTATATCCGTAAGAGGGATTTTGCCATCTATTTAAATTGGTCTTGTATTTTTTTATATAATACTGTTCTCGTTCACAAGCTTGTTCAAAGGAAAGTTCCTCTTCTAAAATAACATGCTTAAAATTTTCCCAACCATATTTTTTTATTGCTCGATAAAAAATAGTTTGACTACGATATCCCTCTCCATTAGCCCATCTTTTTTCAGGCTTCAATGACGTTATACCAACATACCTCTTACCATTAGGGGCTACATGCATATAAACACAATACAATACATTCAAATAATTTTTCCATGTCTTCTTTTTTATAACCAAATACATCCACCTCAAAACACAACTAATATTTAGTATTTAATTATCACTTGCTAAAATCTATTATATCGATTCCACCAATAAAGTCAAGCGCTTTTTTACATTATTCTTCAGAATCTTCATCATCTTCATCCAACTCGTCATCTTCGATATATGCGGGATACTCTTTATTAGTTGCTACTACATCATCTTCACCTTCTTTGTTCTTGCGAACCCTAAAAATAACAGAAGAGGGATCACTATCAAAAACCAACAAATCCAATGCGTTTATATCTTTTTTAGGCGGTTTACCAGTACGGAAGGGGTACAAAGCGCACCCCTTTACTGTACAATTTTTTGAATTAGAAGGACTCAGTGAACATTGTCTACATCTTGCAATAGCAGCTAGTCTCCAAGTTAATTTTCTAAAAGGTTTCTTTTCATCTGCCATATTAGTCCCAATCCTCCGGCCATTCTTTACCTTCTAATTTATACACTGTCTTCCAATAATCTCTAGTTGGCTCTAATGTCTGGAAACAATAAGGCACTTCTTCTGATTCTTCAGGCATCTTGAACTCTCCGTCAGGAATAATCAAACGCCACACATATTCTGGTTTTTCAGCATATCCATTAATATACTGAAGATGCTTATCCACACGCAAATCTGCACCATCGCTAAACATTCCTTTAAGAATCATACCGTCTTCTAACTTTAACTGGCCTGAAGCAATCTGACGAGCAATTTTTTCAAATAGAAAACTATAAGCATCTGGAGCATCAATTACAATTTGCAATTCATATGACCCATATTTATCTAAACCATGAGTGTGAGCATCACACATACCATTAATAAATTCTCTCTTTTTAGACATCTGCTTTTTAGTTTTCGGATCATAATCAGTTACCCAATGCACAGTATAATCTACTTTCTTCAACTTATTACTCATACTTATTCCTCCAATCATTAATTTGCATAATCTTACTAGCAATATTTAACCTGAACCCCGCAAAGGGTGGAAGAGTAGTGCCATAGTAATCCTGCATAAATGTCATAGGATTCGCATGCCACCTCTTAATCATCTCTTCCTTGCTTTGCTCCAATACATATTCTTTTTTAAATATAGACAAAAAGAAATATTTAATCCTGTTAATCAATCTTTTCCTGTAACATTCAACATTCATTGTAACAAATTAACTCCATTTAATTTTAACATTATTTTTCTTACATGCTTCCAACACTTTAGACCATTCATACTTTTTAAAAGTAGTAAGTACTCTAATAACGCCAGCATTATCACCCCAAGCACCCTTTCCAATTTCTTTTGCAAGAACATCAAGACTAACTTTCTTTCTGCGATTAACTTCTTCAACGGCACCCTGACCCATTTGTCGATAATCTCCAAGCGCTTTAGTACGAGCATCACCAGACCCAAAATATCCATTGATAATCGCGGCTGCAAAAGCATATTTCAAAGCCGTCTTATCTTTATTTAAAATATTAACTCGGTTCTGAATCGCTTTAGCATTATTGGCACCAAACAAAGCGGTAAGAGTATTACTGCGCTGAGGGTCTTTGCCATAAGCACCAGCAAATACCTTACATGCATATGCTGTAGTCTGAATCAAATTAAGCTGCTTGTTAATAGCCTTATACTTAATCCACTTAATCTTAGTAAGACTCTTTTCTGCATAAATAGAAGCATAACCTTCATCATAAATGTCACATGTAATATTTCCATACAAATAATTTCCAAGCACTCGACAACCAGCCGTATTAAATCTATTAATAACCATTGTGCGCCCAGAACTTTTATAACTGCTATGATAATCTAACAAACCATACTTAGCACCCACAGCTTTACAAAATGCTAAACTACTTGCATCCTGATCTCCATGCCACTGTACATGTACAAAATCAGGCTTTAGCGGATTCTTTCCATATCGTTCAATAAACTGATTATTCGCTTCTTTTGCGTTATCACCACCACCATAATAAGTCCATGTGCGACCATGAATATCTGTCAGAGTAAACAACGTACCAAGAGATGTATTATTTACATAATGATGCGAATCTACTTCTTTCAGCTTCTTATAATTAGACCTAAAAATTACATTGCATTTAATATTGCCAACTTTGAAACCATCACCTTCTGTAATATAATGAACATTCTCTTCACCACATTCTGTGATACACTGCTTACGAATTTTATCTATATAATTCGCACGTCCTTTAAGAGAAGAGTGATACAAAAATGGCTCTTTAGATGGAAGATAAAAAGATTTTACTTTAAACGCCTTTGTATATCTTGTTGTATCCCCCATATGGTCTTCATGTGGATGTGTAAATACAACAGCATCAACTTCTCCAGATTTAATAATAGATTGATACGCTTTTAGTGCATCACAATCCGCACTACCAGTATCAATAATTACACAATGTGCAACATTACCTTTATCATCATATTCAATAATTGCAGTACTACTTCCCGACTCTTCAGGATGATACTTAAAAAGTGACGGTTGAAAAATACAAAATCTCTTACTCATTTCTTAACTCCTTCGCTTTACGTTTGCTATACTCTAACTGTAAATACATTCTTACAGTATCAATTGATACCATCTTATTAGTGAGTTTATTTTCGATCCATGGATGCAATGGCTGTACTAAATCTTTGGATTCCCAAAAACCTATAATTGGTTTCTTTAAAAGCCATGCAAACATAATCTCCTGACATGTACCGACAGACTGCGCAGCCTTATTAAGATTCACAATAAAATAATCACAATTAATTATCCCGTATAAATCATATACATGTCCCAACTCTTGCGTCTCTTTATCTTCATCTTCTGCATCAAAAACAGTAGGATCGATAATGTAATATGTTCCTTCAAAATGGTCGTTAAAATATTTACGCCAATTTTTCTGTTCTAATTCAGATAATCCAGTCATGGCGCCAGATAAGAATATTACTGGCATTGACCATCGACAATGAGAAGAAGACAAACTATAATCCTCTACCAGTTCATCTAATCTATTCATTATTCACCTCGTGTTATATCTTCCATAATAACTATAGCGACTACTGTCATAATCAAACCTCCACATATAAATCCAATTAAGAAAGTCATTCTTTATTCTCTCCCAGCACATATTCCTCAGTCTCAGCTTCTTTTAATTCAGCCAGATACGTATCAATAGCAGTAATCAACTGTTTTCGTGTAACATCTCCCTCAATGATATGCCCACGAAGAAAATATAAGATCTCTTCAACATGCCATTGAGGAATATAAACATTCCTATTCGCTTTTTCCATTTATTCTGTCTCCAATCTCTGCAATCATCTTATACATACTTCCAGTCAGTTGTAGCAATACATTTAAAGCCTGAATCGTTTTATATTCGGACGTATTCCAAGCGTTCGCTGTTGCTTTCTGAATCTGATCATACGCATAATTCATATCTTTCTCATACTGTGAAATGTAACTCATTGTCTACATCCTCTCCAAAATACCCGTTCCAATAAACAATTGCGTCTTTCAGCTTATTAAATTTAAAGGTCTCCATCTCTTTATAATCGTCTTCAAGACACTCTCCGATAACAATCTGGTACCAAGCATCATCCTTTGACAAATCAAAGCAGAAAGACAACGTTGCCTCAAAATATTGATTATCTCTTTTATATCGATACCAACATAAACATCTCTCTCCATCACAATATTTAAAATCTTCAAATTTCAACATAATCCATTCCTTTCTGCCTCGGCTTCTGCACGCATATCATATGCAATTTTTAATGCCTGTTCTGGAGTGTCTGCATATATGACAAAAAATCCGGGGTATTCCATTACAGAATGATCATATCTATCATAAATACCGATAACATCAATTTGTACATCAGGTTTATTTTCAAAAGTAAAATCAACAGTGTAACGTATCTTTTTTGTTTGAAATTGCTTAGTGTCATATGGTCTATAAGTAGCACTGTTTTTATACATGGTCGCATGCCGATTTATAGTATCACATAATAACTGTGCTTCTTCTTCGGTCTCAACAACAGCTACGACACCTCTATCACTATAACGTCCTTCTTCAATTACATATACTATCATATTTAATTACCTCTTGTCAAACCATAAAACATAAGGATATGCCTCGTATGCTGGATCATCAATAGACATATCTTCACGCCATATACTTATAGGCACTATATCTTCTCCATTATGAAATGCCCCATATCCAGTTGTTTTATTATATCTATTTGGATTACTCTTAACCATAGTTACAAAAATATGAGTACAAATAACTCGTGCAGCAGGATTTTCTGCTTCAATACGTTTGATAGATTTCATAGACGCCTCATTTAATTAAAAAAATCTAAAATAGTTTTACTACCGTCTAAATGCCAAAAACATATAACCATTCCATCTTCCCAATGGCTACTTGGTGAAACTGCAATCGAAGATGTAATTATACCATCTAAAAAAATATTATCACGTTCATCCATTACCACACCATGTAATACATTTTTAACAATCAAACAATCTCCATCAGTATAAACTATATTTTTAGTCCACTCATTAGTAGTATTATTTACATTATTTGTACTCCCCCAAACATCAAAAGTGCAACAATTACTTTCTCTATGAATGTGCACATTTTCATATTGAGTTTGAAGATTATTTATAGTTTGCCTTATTTCTTCATTTGTCATATAAACTCCTACCTCATTTTTTCATAACTTCTGCATAAGCCCTTCTAACTTCCTCATCAGATACACGATTGGTAAGAAAATGATACCCACGTCCGCATGTAAAATCAGATGTATAAAGAGGACAATCTTCATCTCTACATTTGTGCTCTTTACAAAATTTATTTAAATACTGACGCATAACTTCTTCAACGCTGATTGGCTTCTCTTCTTCTTTCTGCGTCTGCTCTTCTTTTTCTTTCTGCGCTTGTTCGTATGCACGAATCTCTTCGATGACTTCAGAAGCGGTAAATCTCATGAAAAAATCCATTCTCATAATTCCTTCACCGAAAATTTCCCTGAGAGTGGTTAGGTCGTACTCCCAAATCTTCCTTGCTGCCTCCCATGCTAAACCAAGTCCCTGCTGAAAACCTTCATGATATCCGAAGCCATATGCTTCTTCATCTTGTGGCACACATGATTCTCTCAGATCTTTTTGCCCCTTTTCATATGCCTCCTTCCTGACCTGTTCAAGGTCAGGTTCAATGTAGGGCTTACCCAATGCAATCGTCACATATGGGTCTCCATTTTTAATCGCCGCCTTGTAAAGCGTCTCCCTATCTTTTAATTCGACTATAAACTTTCCCATACTCACTCCTTCCCGTAAATCTTCTCCTGAAATTTTCTGATTTCCTCGTCTGTCAATCTGCGATTAAGCCTCATGAAAATACGCCGCATATACTCGCCACCCGTGTAATATCCAACCGCAAATCCCGCAAGTGCAGATACAAGACAAGCAACTATTACTGTTTTAAAGTCCATGCTTCTCACTCCTCTCCCTGTGCATCCATTTTTGCGCCACAGCTGGGGCAGAAATTAGTATTGCCTGTCCACCTTGACACAGGATAACCACATACAGAACATTTCATCCACGCCTCTTTAAATTCATGATTTTCCTTCTGCGGCAACCATCTCCCATGCACCACCAGAACAACATCTGCAGCGGGAATATCTGACAAAATTTGCACTGCTTCTTTTCCATTTGGTGCTTGTATGTGGTCAATGTCATTGTCCATAAATTCTATGATTGCCACATCACGACTGATATAATCACTCATCCTGTACACCTCTCATATCTGCACCACAGTTAGGGCAGAAGTTATTCGGTATTATGTCCCCTTCCCTGTCTGTATTGCAGAAGTACGTGCCACACCTGTTGCACCTCCTATGATGCCCATCATATATCCATTCCCCATGTACAACAGGAACAACATTTACGGCAGCAATATCTTCCAAATCACTTGCAATACTATGGGCTACTTGATCTCTTCCATATTCATAATCATCCAAACAAAATCCATCTATTTTAACTTCGTAAGATTCCGCAATATTTACCGCATCCTCTCTACGGATATATTCATCCTTCATACTTCTTGTCCCTCCTGAACGGTCTGTACCCTTCGCCGTCACGGAATATATAATTCATTGCATCGTTCCACCCGTCACGGTACTGTGCGCAGGTTGCAGGGCATCTGTTCCTTGCTTCTGATTGATACCAGATACAATCTGTGTGGTCATAATGATATTCATATTTCCCTAAGTCTGGTTGTGCGGGTGGCAAGTCTGCAATAATCTTATGAGCCTTTATCAATCCTTGATAGTATGAATTGAAAGCATGGTTTTCTGCGTCTCTCAGCGCTTCAATCGCCACCTGCCTGCTGATATAATCATTCATACTTATCATCTCCATCCATTTTTGCTCCGCAGTAGGGACAAAAATTATACGGACAATCACAAACAATATCTTCACGACATTCAGAACACTTATATCTTCTGATGGAAATATTGTTTTTAATACAACATACTCCCCTATATTTCCATCTGCCGTGCCTCACCTGCACAACATCAGCGGGTTTAAGGGACTCGATGTAGTCAACAGGAACGCACGCCTTAGCTTCGAAACAAATACCGTT